TTCCCGACAAAGCCTGTTCCTTAATAAACACCAGCCCTGGTTTACCTGCCTTACCTGTAGACACATCAACCCACGCTGTACCATTCCACACCAACGTACGGTCCGTGTCGGTCTCGTAAATGACCTGTCCTTCATACGGTGACGCGGGACGGGTAGACGAGGTACACACACCTGGCTGTGCGAGGCGACTGTTTGGGAGATAGTTAGAAAGACCCATAGTTCCCTTTACTGGTTGTAACCGTACACAGAAACTCGACAACGAGTGAAGTTCGCAGCACTTGATAGAACAAATGAAGTATACGAAGTTGATGGGTCATGAAAACCAGTAATAGGCATACGGGCATTGCCTGTACTCCGTGCATCTGTTGAACCACCTGAAAGTGTTGTTTTTTTAGACAAAAACGGATTAACCAATGTGAATCTTGCTCCACCTCCACCACCAGAACCAGCCAATGTAAATAAATCCCAACTGGTTTGATTGGCTGATGATGTCGTTGTTAGTCCTGAACCACTATAAAAAGCAGCACCATATGAAGCCATATAGTAATAACCTGTTGTGCTTGTAGTAGTTGATGTTCGTAATTGCATTGCAATACCAGCATCTGTGCTTAAAGTTAAATCACTTACAACAATTTCATATGCTTCAAAATTGGAATTAAACGCATCGATAACAGTAAAACTTGTTGTTCCTGATGAAACTGTTATTGTTCCAGTTGAATCTACGCTTGCACCAGTACCAGATACTGTAGGAATAATTTTGACTAGACCTGCGCCACCTGATTGCGCTAACGAAATCCATGCAGCGTTATCCCACACCAACGTCCGATTCGTGTCAGTCTCGTAGATGACTTGACCCTCATACGGGGTGGTAGGGCGTGTGCTAGAAGTGCAGATACCAGGACGCAAGTTAGAAGCAATGTTTGAGATGCCCATTGTTATGCCTTGATGATGTAATTCAATAGAAGTGTTGGCTGCATGTTGTTGTGGGCTGAAGAAGCATTAGCAGCAGCATTTTGAGCCACCGTAATAAGACCACCACCAGTAGAACCGTCGCCACCAGCAACTGTGTCTGCATTGTTATGCCACAAACCATTGTTGTTCGCAAGATTAGAAATAGTTTTTGTTGTGTGACTGTGTGCAGGCAAACCAGACTCAGCACTAGTTAGCGTATGCGTCTGTGTACCACCACTAGTACCCAAAGTATTAGCCCAATCAAGACGACCAGCATCAGAACCCCCCATGTTATCTAAACCTGCTGGAACACGACCACGCAAATCAGGAAGATTAAACGTAGTAGAACCATCACCCGATCCATACGAAGTCCCCAACACAGCAAACAACTCGCCATACTGTGAACGGCTAACAGCCTGACCATAACAAAGAAGCCAACCAGCAGGAGCAGTAGAACCAGCAAACGGCATCACACCACCAGCAGGAACAGCACCAACCGTGCCACCAAGCCCCGAACTAATCCCCATCAGACTTCCTTCTCCCAACCAACAACAGTCACATTCACACCAGTACGATCAGCGTAACCCTGAAACGTCTCAGCAGCGTCAACCACAAGCGCAGTATCAAACACCACCGTGTCATCTTTCGCAATCGGCAACGCAGAAAACACACGATTACTAGCAGTCGCAGCCGTACCAATAGCGAAATACACCAACGCCTCAACACCAGAAGTATTCGTAAACACAATCTGCTTCGTAGTCCACTGACGAGACGCAGGCACAGTCGCAATCGTCCCATTCGATGTACCTAAACCAGTCGGGCCAGCCAACCGCTTCTCAGTCCTATCACATCAGTTGTAATAATCGCAGTAAACTTTGAATCGTTCATCGGATTAGTAGAGACAGTAGAGTTTATCCATTGGCTCGTCCCAGAACTATAAACAAGAGCCTGCCCATTCGCAGGTGTCCCCGTGATAGTCACATCCGACAAATCATTCAACGCACCAGCAACACCCGAAGCACCCTGAGGTCCCTGTGGCCCCTGTGGTCCCTGCGAACCCTGAGGTCCTGTATCACCTTGTGGACCCTGACTACCTTGAGGTCCCTGCGAACCCTGAGGTCCTGTCGCACCTTGAGGTCCTGTATCACCTTGTGGACCCTGCGCGCCAGTAGCACCCTGAGGTCCAGTAGCACCTTGAGGGCCTGTATCACCCTGCGGTCCTTGTGATCCTTGCGCGCCTTGCGCGCCTTTATCAGCAACAAGATTCCAGTCAGTTACAAGAGGAGGAGCAGTATTAAAACTGCTAGAAATAATACAAATGTATGAAGCCCCGTTGTATTCAACAACATCATTCAACACATACGTTGTTGAAGAATTCCATGTACCTTTCCAAGTAAACGTGAGGACCCGTATCACCCTGAGGACCCTGAGGACCCTGAACACCTGTATCACCCTGAGGACCTTGAGGACCTGTGGCTCCCTGAGGTCCAAGATCACCTTGTGGACCCTGCGGACCTTGACTACCCGTATCCCCTTGAGGTCCTTGAGGACCTTGCGATCCTTGGGGACCTTGGCTACCTTGTGGACCTGTATCGCCCTGGGGACCCTGTGGTCCAATATCGCCTTGGGGACCAGTTGCGCCTTGCGCGCCAGTCGCTCCCTGTGGACCTTGTGGACCGACTGATCCTTGAGAACCTTGAGATCCTTGAACGCCTTGCGGCCCTTGAGAACCTTGAGGTCCGACATCGCCTTGAGGACCTTGAACACCAGTCGCACCTTGGGGACCTTGCGGGCCTTGACTACCCTGAGAACCAGTCGCGCCTTGAGAACCCTGAGGACCTGTAGAACCTTGAGGGCCTGTTGCACCTTGCGAACCTGTAGCACCTTGACTACCTGTAGCACCTTGCGCGCCTTGCGCGCCTTGAGGACCAGCAGGGCCAGACTGATCTGTAGTAACAATCGTTACCTGATTACCGATTTGTAGCGGTGAAGTAGGGTCCTCGTTTGCTACAACAAAAGCATTATTAGATTTGTAGACAACAGCGGCTTCGTTGTCGATGACAACTGTTACAAGGGTGGTAGCCATGCGCTACCTCGTGACATCTGCGAGAACGGTTACTGTCCCTGACAAGATAGTGGAGATTGTCCCTGAAGCGTTTTCTTGCAGGTCCCAATAATACATTCCTGGGTCTAACGCTGCGGTGGCTGTAGCAGAAAACACAGCAGATAGTTCCCCTGCGGCTGCGTCTGTGATGGTGCAGGTAGCGGTTGCAGAGATAGCAGCAATGTCTGGGGTGGTACGCATCTGAGAAGCGTATGTTCTACCAGCAATATTTACAGGGGTAGTGCCATCAGTTGTGATGGTGACAGCGATAGTTTCCGTATCGCCTCGTGTGATTGTGAGGTCTTGTCGTGCGGGGGCAGCCATAGCGGTTGTATACTACCACTTCTCTCTGTTCGCCCAATAAGCCGCAGACATCTTGCCCTTCTTAATGTTCGAAGCATGACGAGCCTTAAAAGATTCACGGCGTTTACGGTACGATTCTGATTCCCCTGCTTTCTTAGGGGAGCCGCTTACGCCTTGTTGTCCGAAACGGATCAACTTCACTTGATCGCCTTCTTTCGCGAGGACGGCGTGGGACTTTTTGGGGTGTCCAGGGGTTCTCTTGGGCTTGTTGTAGCCTGCAAACTTTTCGCCGCGATAGTTGATTGTCATGCGAGTTCCACCGATCCAGAGTCGTACAGCACTTGATACTGTCCATCAGTAACCTCAAAAATAGCATCTTTCGGTTGGCGTATGTGGGCGTTGGCTATGTCTGCTTTGATTGGTTTCAACGCTCGAACTGTGACGTAAGCAAATGATGGGGTCCATTTGTCTGTGTCCAGCAGTTCACCTTCTGGCAGTACGGACAGTAGTTGCTTGACCGCTTTCTGCCACGAAAACTCTTTGGTAAGCGGGGCGTTCTGTAACGCTAATTCTTTCATCGCAGAATAATTGTTGTAGTGTGCAAGCATCTGGTCTGCAAGTTCGTCACGGTCAGGTTCATCCCATCTGCCGATAGTGTCAGCCAATGTCTTACGACAGGACACCGTACCTGTAGCCATGTGAGCAAACTCTAACTGCCCCGACGACAACGACACAATAGTGGGGATACCCATAGAGATTGTCTGGGTCGGAATCAGACCCCAACCTTCACCTCTAGCAGGGGCAACGAAACAGTCTGTTTCAGCGAACCATTGGCATTGTTCTTCCTCTGACATCCATCTGCGTTCTAAATAAATGTTGTCGCCTAGTTTTCCTGTGGGTACATCATGGGCGTGAGGTGCAGCCTTGATGGTGAGATCAGCGTCAGGCAAACCCAACTTGTTGAACACCTCTACGAGTATGTCTAATCCTTTGCGTCGCCACAACGAACCCGCAGCCCTAAATTGGAATCTGTCCAATCTTGGGACATCCCGAGGGTAAAAGATTTTGCGGTCAACACCTTCATGCACCTGTGAAACATTGTTGTGATACCGAGAAAACAATTCCAGATTATGTTTGCATGGTACAACTATCTGGTCGTACAGGGGAAGATACCGAACGAACCATGATGGCAACTCGTCGGTTTCCCACATCGTAAACACCGACTTCCATGCACCTTCCCACCAACCTTTGTTGTCACGCGGTAATCCGAAGTAGACGGAGACAGATGCTTTAGGATCGAACCGCACAGTTTTTGGGGCGTTAGAAATAAATCCTGACGCATGGCGACCATACCCGTAACGGGTGTCCATCAACCCATACCAGTTCTGGTAGTTCACTCAGCGACACCACGCTTCACAAGTGACTCGATATCGACACGGCTCTCTACCTGGGCCTCCGATTTGGCAGTTGATTCCAGACGCGCTGCACCATCAATACTGCGGGGCTGCAAACCTTCCTTACGAAGTCGCTTATAGGCTGGCATGTCTTTATCCCAACTGCTAGCCCTCTGATTAATTTCCGCAACCTTCGCTCCCCTGGTAGTGGTGCTGTTCGCACCCATGTTTATCCCTAAAACTTTGCAACCGAAACACCCTTCAACATCTTGTGGATGTTTTTCTCTATGCTTCAATGTAATCCCCGTATCCCGCCGCGATCAAATCTGCTTCTTCTTCAGCGGTCAACTCGTGGATGTGACCGCCGTGATAGATGATAGCAACAGTATCCATGTCTGATGGTTGGTTCTCTTGAAATGATCCGTCTGTCATTTTGAATACGTTACGTCCACGAGGCCACCCTTTCAGATACGAAAAAATACCTCCACCTGAACCATCATCGAATGTTACGAACGGGTCGGTGGGTGGACGAAAAGTTGCCATAACAGTTAGCAGAATAGCAAAAGCCCCCCACCGAAGTAGGGGGCTTCGCTATTTCCTATGTCGGGTAGGACTAGGAGTTTGCACCAATGCTTGATGCTGATTCGATGCGACGCAATGCTTCCTGACGGAAAACTGCGTAACCAACAAAGTGCTTCCAGCCAACTGGACGGAAACGCTGCAAAAGGTCGGTCACGTTGCCGTACACAATCGATGGCTGCGCGCCGTACTCTCCACCGAGGCTGATGCCTTTGGCGAGTGCTTGGCGGCCCATGATAAGTGTGCCGTATACGTCGATGTTTCCAGCCGAACCAGAGTTATCTGATGCGTCTGCGAACAAAGGCGCGCGTGGAGCCTCAATGAAACGGACACCTTCAAAGGTTCCGATTTCACCTGTGTAGATACCTGCAGGGTTTACGTTGTTGGCGGGTTCACGCCATGCTGCTGCGTCGGTTGCTGAACGGAAGTCGTAGGAAACGTCTGGGTGGATCATTGCGACGTATTGACCGCCGAATGTTGGGACGTTTGCCTTACGCAACTGTGCGACTGCACGACGCACATCGTTTGCGGTGAGGATGTCATCGCTGTTGATGGTTGTGCGGCTTGATGGATCGGTTGCTCCACCCGTTGCGTAGATGACGTTGCTTCCAGCCTGTGCTGCTGCACGGGCGATGGTGTCGATTGACAAACCAGCGTTGTATCCGACAGCGTTTGCTGCTACAGGGTCTACAGGGAGGAACGATGTTGCGCGCAACTTCGCTGTGGTTACGGTTGCGTTACCGTATTCGTTGAGTGTTACAGAAACCTGTGAGTCACTCATCGCTACAGGTGTTACGTCCTCTGCTTCACCCAATGGGGTGGTTGCAGCGGCGAGGTCCTGGAAGATGGTGAAGGTTACGGTTGCACCTGGGTTTGTTGCGTTTGTTGCTTGAACGTCTGCGAACTGGTCGAAGTACATTTCTGAACGGAGGGCGAAGTACGCCATCTTTTCAAACGCGGTCTGGTCAACGGACAGGTTTCCTGTGCCTGTCTCTGCTGCGTAGTAGTCAGCCATTGTGTTTTATCCTTTACAGATTTGAGAGGTCTATTCCTTGTTGGTGTGCCTCGTCAAAGATTGCGTAAAGTTCTTGTTCGCTGTTGGCTTCCTGAATACGTTTCACCCAGGACGGTGGTGGTGGTGCTACTTCAGATCCAGCGGCTACCTTGTTGGTTTGCTGCCAGCCCTGTCGTTCGCTGTCATCCACTAACGGTTGGGGTGTAATCAGTTGTGCCTCCTCTAACGCCTGCCGTACTGCTTCTGGAGAAAGTTCACCGTCGTAGGCTTTCACGAAGTATTTGAATTTTGGATCGTTGGAGTCAACTCCAAGTTTCGCAAAAGCCAATTCTCGTTTGACCTGTTCGGTTTCCGCAAGCATTTTTTTGTACTCACGGTTTTCTTTTTCCAGTTGTTTCATCCTTGCACGAACGGGGTTCTGTGTGTCGGATGTTTCTGGCTGGTCGTCGTCGTCGTAGAACTCGTCGTACTCTGACATATGGCACTCTCCTTAGTGTCCACACCACAACGGAGGATTGTGGTGGCTACTTTGTTACACCCCATATGTACGCTGGTCATTCGGGGGGCGATGACTCAGGTTCCTCCCATCGGGATCGTTTGTATAGTACCACAAAGTTTTGTCTTACGACAGGCTTATTGTCCTGCGGTGCGTAAACCTTGGACTCTGCTTGGCGGCGACGGCGACGGGTTGCTACTCGTTGTGCTGCGGCTGCTGAGGTTCCGAACGCTGCTGCGATTTGTTCTTCTTGTCCGATGACTTCTTCGCCTCGCATTTGTGGCTGGAACAATCCTTGTTGTTGGGCGAGTGCTTGGAACCGTTCGCTTGCGGTTTCTTGTCCGATGCCTCGGTTGACAAGTTCTTCTGCTTGTTGTGCGGTGAGTTGGAATTGTTGTTCACGGGCGGCATTGGCGCGTCGGGCTGCTTCTGCTTTGCGTACTAGTTCTGTTTCGGCTCGGGCTGGGTCTAGGAAGTATGCGGCAAGATCGGCTTCGTCTACTCCGTAGAGTCGGCGTAGTTCTTCTTTTGTTCCTGGTTCTGTTTCTCGGACTGCTCTGTACCCTTGACGGATTCGTGTGTCTAGTTCTTCTGGGTTGATGTCGTTGGCTATAAAGTTTGCAAAGTCTGCTTGTGTGTCGTAGAAGCCTCGTGGCATACCATTCACAGCAAGCGTTTGACGGTATGCTTCTTCGTTAGCCAAATACGTTTGTTCATCAATCGGGGGATAGCCATTGCGTTCCCGATCAATCAAACCTTTGAAACGCTGCTTATACAGTTCAGTATCACGCACCGCACGGAACACAGCCTGTTGAGCGTAGGGGCTAACAAACTGTGTGGGGTCATCAGCAATAGCGGCATCAAGATTCCCAATGAGAGATTCCAAACCGTATTGACGGAGGATGTCTAAAGCAATATCTCGTGCAGCCATTACGCCATCTTTCCAAATCCCTTGGCTAAGGACATAGCCACATTACGGTATGTTGACTTAGCGTTATCTGTTTCCTGCCATTCAGGAAGTGTACGAAGGTATTTGTTCCATTCGTAAATGTCCATTTGGCGGTACTCGTTTGTTTTTTCGTCCTTAAAGTTCAAAGCCTTGTTCCACTTGTCATCAGTCCAGTCAATCTGGTCTACGTCAACTAATCCTTCAAGAACACGATTAGCCTGTTGCTTGTAGGCAGACATCGCTGACTCAACAGTTTCTCCACGATCTAAAGAATCACGCAAAGAACGGAACTGTGTGTACGCCTGACCACGCATGGATTCTTCCCATTGTGCCGCAGACTTACTACCAAGCATAAGTTCTTTAGTCCATGTTTCAATCATGGTGTCATCTGGACGTTGACCATATGCTGCTGCTGTCTTACGCAAATCACGGGCTGTAGCCCCACGCAAAAGATCCTCTCGCCCCGCAGCACCACCAGTATTGGCCAATGCCACACTTTCAGAACCGATTGCGTTAAACAACTGTTGGTCTGTGTAGTTGAACTTGATAGAATCTGTAGCAATCTTTCTAAGTGTCGGCTCATCAAACGTAACACCAAGGTTCAGGCTTTGACTACGGATGTCCTCAACAGTTGCTGTAATCCTTGCATCCATAGAAGCAGGATCAGTTGATTGTTGAATAGCGAACTGGCGGGCTGAAGCCTGCGTGTTGCGGAACCAAGTGGTGTTCCCCAACGCTGCCATCATTTTATCTTCGTCGTTATACCAGCCTTCTTTAACTGACTGGTCAATGACTTTCTTTACATCAGGGTTGTCGTTGTATACATCCCATAGAGAACCAAATTCTTCTTGGATGATTGACTGCCATTGAGCCGAAGTGGTATCTACGTCTTTGACGCGGTTCCATTTTGAACCGTTCCATTCATAGGTAGCACCTTTAGGTCCTGTCCATCGTTCACCCTTCTTAGGGTTTGTTGGGCGTTTCCCACTTGATGGCGTAGGTGTAGATGTAGGTCTTGTTACAGAACCCATCGGACCGACTGAAGGTGTACCACTCGGGCGAGTGGTAGTTGCTTGCGGCGTAGGTGTTTGCGGTGTACTACTAGAACGGCTAGGGGTTGTCTTGGGTTTGCTGCTAGGACGGACAGGAGTAACAGGACGAGGGGTAGAAGGGGTAGAGGCAGAAGCCGCTGGCATACCGCCAGGCGTAACAACCTGTGATCCTCGTGGTGTTGACCTGTATTTATCTATCTGTTCACCAAGTGTTGAAATGTCTACAGGGCTTTTATCTTCAGTTGTGCGGGGTTTCTTTTTCGCAGCCATTACATTCCTCCCAACATGTTCGCTACTTTGCTAATTGCTGTCAGGTATTTGTACGAGTCTGACTCTGCGCCATACTTCTTTTCGATACGATTTTGGAAAAATACCCCTGCGTCTGGTGCTTGTTCTGCACTGCCGTAACTTTCAGCGCGTTGGGCTTGCTGATACGCCGCAGAGAATTTGCGGGCCTCAGCATCGGATAGTTTGCGTCCTATCGTGGAAAGTGCAGTACGGTTAGCGACCTCCATCAAATCTTCTGTTGACGCTACTTGTACTACCCGCCCCCCAGCAGGATCGGAGATAGGTGCTTGCTCCATAGTGGCAAGCGTGTTGTTCCAAGGGATACCTTGAAGGTTTGAAATGTATAGCAGGTTCCGCATTGCTTCGCGGTCACTATCGCCAAGTCCACCTTGCGGTTTGTTCCCTCCATACCAGCCACGCGCATACAAAGTTGCAGTCAGTTTTTTGCGTGTTACTTCGTCTATCGATGCAAGGATTTCTGCAGGGCGGGTATTTAGATCGTAGAAAGGTAGGGCTTCTCCTTTTTCTGTGACGATTCCCGAAATAGGTTTTTGTGTTTTACGTAAACGTGGAACGGTAAACATTCCGTTCTTTTCAAACTCAAAACCCAAACGATCTACTTTTGCCTGGGGAGGAAGGTATCCTTCGCTGACACCTGTGTAGCCAGAAGATGTTGGGCCTACGGCTGCCCCCATTGGGACACGCTTTAACCATTCTTCAGGGGATACGCCTGAACCATCTGCTGTTTCTTCAGTAGCCATTAATCAATCTCCTGTGACAGTACACGATCATACACTCTGGCGAACTCTGGGTATTCCTCTGCTAATGCTTGAGCATAGGTGTATAAGTATTCCTGTAAATCGCCAAGTTTATCTGACTTAAGTGAAGCGAAACCGCGACGGTTTGCTTCAGCCAAAGCCTCCGCCCTGATCTGTTCGTAGTAGTTCAATGCTTTAGCAACAGGGTTATTCTCCAAATCGCTGCGCTTGGCTGCTTCGAATAACTGGTTGACTTGACGTTCCACTTTTGTGGGGTCGAATGTCATGTTGCCGAAGCCTGGGTATTGCTGTTTGATTGCTTCTTTGTATTCTTTGAGGTAGGAGCGTTGTTCAGCATTGAGCGTTGGTCCGAAGTTGGCTCGCATGTCTTTGTAATACGCCATACCGATTGCTCGTTCTGATGCTTCAAGGACTTCTTCTGCTGTGAGGCGACGACGCAAGCCTTTTTCTAGTTGAGTTGTGTATGCGTTGAAACTGAACTCTGTTCCTTTAGGTCCAAAGTACCCTGCCACTTCTTTGTACTGTGCAAATAAATTTCCGTTTTCACGCTGAAAATCATAGAACTCTTTAGATGATTCAAGACCACCAGACTCAGAAACGGTCTTGTTGGCAAGATAAGTGAAAGCATCTTCGCCAAAGATTTCAATAAACCTCAGAGCAGCGGTGTCATAATTAATGTCTTGCAGGTTACGCAACGCATACGAAAGACCATTAGCGTAAATGTCACCTTGATCTGTAGGAATTTTGTATTCGAATTGTCCTGATGCTGGACCTGTGAACTGTGTTACACCACGCAAAATTGTCAGCCACTTAGCCTTTTCGCGAGCGTGATCCAATAGTAACTGCTTACCATCGGGTGTGCTGAGATCATAATTTCCTGTGGCTGCTAATGCCTGCATGGTTTCTACATAGGTATTGGCATAAAACCTGCCGTTGGTGTTTCCTGTAACACCTTCGTATACCTTCTGTACATAACTAGGTACAAGGTTTTCTATGATGTTTTTACGTTCGCCGTATGGCAACAGAATGTTACGAACCTCATCAAATTTAGGCATGTTCGGTAAGAGTTGGGATGCCGCGACAGTAGCGAACGGTCCTAAACCTGGTCGATAATCAAGACCTAAAACAACACCACGAACAGGCAAAGTAAGTCCTGCCTCAACACCGAACGCCAACTTTGTTAGTTCACCTGTCAATGGGAATGTGAATGACCATTGACCTGTCTCTGGGTTCTTGTAGAAAAATCCGCGTCCATCACCGTCTGGGTCTGCTTCACGCCCACCCTCCACAATGAACTGCATCTTGCGCATAGACACAGGGTTGGGTAGATATCCAAGTTTGCCGCCAGCAACAGGAATAGTCACATTGCGGAACATACGACCCAAAAATTCTGCTTGTTGTTGTGCAAATGGCGAGATGAAACGCATAACATCGGTGACGTTCCGACGTTCTACAGCGTTATAGGTCATCCGTTGCATCTCATCAAGGGCATGGCCTGATGCAAATGCACTTACTTCCGCACGATTTAATGATCCGTATAGTTTGTCTGGGTTAGCGTCAAGGTCTTTTAGTTTGTTCCACAAACCAGGAGTCAAATACTTTTCTGGTGTTGTTCCTTCACGGGCTGCTGCTTCAGTAATGTCATCGATTACTGCCTTAAGGCTTGCTTGGTCCATTGAGATAGCAAGTTTGTCTATCCATGTGTAATACAAACTGCGGAAAAGTGGAGACCTTTCAAGAATACGAATTGGCTTGTCATGCAGGTAGGCATGGAAATTTGTAATCATTTGATCCATAGCCGCCATCATTCCTGCTGCTTCAGGAGTTTTAGGATCGCGAATTTCTCCCACAACACGTTGAGGCATTGCAGGATCGTCATAAATTGCTGAACTGGTAAGGAGTTCTTCGAAGTTCATAGACGCATCGCCATTGCCTGTGAAAGCGTATGGTTCGATACGGTACATACCAGTTGTGTCGTCGTATGCGACAACTGTTCCATCTGTTTCGACAAACTTCTTACTTTTCTTGTCGTACACTTCGAAACGTACACGGTCCCCTGGTTTTGCTTCGCCTTTGCCTAAACCAATAACACGTTCGTTATTGACATCTACCGCCTGCAAACGTCCTTGGCCTACAGCCCGCATAAGTTCGCCGTTGTTGCCTGTCTGGTATTGCAGGCGACGGAAGTTTCCTTCTAATAAGAAGTTAAGATTGTTCCCTTTATCCAAGTCAATGTTGCTGTAGGTAACTTGACGGGTTGCCGTATCCATGATTGGCTTTGATTTGTAGTTGGTTTTCATTGTTGAATACCAAATACCAGCGTTCTTGCGTTGTATAGCGGCTTCTTCTAACAGGTTTTGTCGTTGTGTTACTGAAAGATTTGCGGGGTCTAAACCTCGGAATTGGGCAATGACATTCAATACTTCGTCATCGTTTTGGGCCTTGACAATCCGAATAATTTGATCGTTGGTGTATCCCTGTGCCATGAGGCGGGTTGACCAGTCTGCGTTTAGTTTGCCGATTTCGTCGCCATGCGCGCGGGCAACATCTACAGAGATTTGACCTGGTAGACGTTCGTATCCTTTGAAGATTCCTAGACGTTTTGCACGGCGGTAGGCTTCTACGGGGTCTTGCCAGTACATGTTTACTGTGTCGTATGTGGCTGTTCGATAGTTACGCAGAGCGTCATTTACCATGTCTTTGCGTACAGCCTCGTCAAAGGTTTGTCCCATGATGTCGCCCAAGCCTTTGTTTTTTCGGGCGAATTGATACCATTGGAATGGGTGGTTGAATAGTCCAACGCTGTCCTCACGTCCTGACAAGGCGATGGAAAGTTGCGCGTCGATGATGTTACGGAAGAAGTTTCCTACTGTGAGGGTAACTACTTTACGCCATACTTTTTCTTGGACGTTGTTGATGAACGCGAATGGGAGTCGTAGTTGTCCTGCTGATGCTAGGTCGTTTAGGTTGGGATCTGTTTTTGTCCAGATGCCGTTAACGCTTTTGCCGAATACCCAATCCATGTTGGCTGTGAGTCGGCGTACTTGGCGGATGTCTGGAATGAAAAATTCTTTTGTTGCTACTTCTGATGCAAGTTGATGCCCTGATACGGGGACTACTGTTCCTTGCTGAACGCCCAACATTTTGGCTGCAGTATCAAAATCTTCTGCTTGACCTAAAACATTTTCTTGAAACTTAGGTAATTTTTCCAGATAGTCTTTGTGTGCATTGTATACAGCGTCTACTGTGTTGCGGTTTACTCCGCTGAGTTGCATTGATTGTTTGAAAGTTTCGTCTAGTTCTTCGTAGAAACTTTCGATTGCTTGACGGTCTTTTGATACAAGAAGGTCGATTGCTCTGTTGAGGATTTCTCCACGCAATGTAGGGTTTGCTTGCATGTTGGTGACGACTTCTACACCGTTTTTAACTTCGGTAAATGACCCACCTTGCCCTACTTTGAACAGGTCTAATGCTCTGTCCAAGGTGTCTATTGCTTCTGCTTGATCGCGAGGGGTTTCTGCTTGAAGAAGGTTGATGTTTTGTCGCGGGATTTTTGCAAATGATCGGCTGAAACCTTCACCACCAGGGATTGAAGCAATAAGTTTGTTGCGTTGTGCAAGTGAACGATACAAACGCTTAGTGCCTTTAACGCCTGTAGTGGAAGCAATTTGCCCACCAAGTCGTCCTTGTGCTGAAAGGACACGCATTACTTCGGTATCGGTAGTTGCGTTTGCAAGTTCTGTGATTGTTTCAGCGTCTAGTTTCTTTCCCCATAAACGCCACACTTCTGCTTTGTCAGTTGTTGCTGCTGTGCGTTGAACAATGCGTTGACCTGCGGATGTGCGGAAAAAACGGTTTGCTTGTTCATAGTCAACAGCATCCTGAACAATACCTAGATCGAGTTTATTTACATCTGTTAACTGGATTTCTTTACTTCCGCGACCTACAACACGGGTAGCGTCAGCAAGAACGTCTACTACTTTGCCGCCTTTTTCTAGTTCTTGTGCGGTGCGTAATGCTTGGCCTGCTCCTTTTGCTCCTGGTGCTACAGGTAAAGCAACTGCTACACCAGCGTCTAACGCTCCAGAAAGAATACGGTAGGCGGTTGTATCTTCTTCAAGGAATGTGCTGGCAAGTCCACGACCAATAGTAAAAGCGGAACCGTTGATTTCTCCGCGATACCGTCTTGCTCGTTCAGCCTGTAGTTCTTTAGCGCGTCCACCAATAAAGAATCCATCGCCTGCTTCATCATTGTTGGCGATAAGCGAACCAAGATCGGTAGAGATAAACCATCCTGCTACGCTGTCGTTGTCGTCAAAGATTTGTCCAGCCGCTCCTTGCACCATGTCTAGCGGGAAGTTGAGGGCTGCCATTCCGTATCGTGAACCAGTTTTTAACTGGTCGTATGCCCAACCAAAAATGTTGCGTTTTTTCTTTTTCTTCTCTTGGGTTTCTTGTTGATACTTTGTCGCTGTTTTAGCAATCTCAATGATTTGTTCATCCGAAAGATTGGCTTTAGCGGCTGCAAGTTTTACACCACTAGACAAAGATGGGGCTAGTTGGTGGATGCGTCCAAGGTTTGCTGCTGTTTGCGGTGATGCGGCTGCTGCTGTGTTACGTTGGCGGCGTTCTTCCTCTGCCAGCGTGTTCCAAATAGCGTCATCATCTTCTTGAAAGTTAAGACTCACAACCCGTTATCCCTAATTGCAGAGAGCAAATCTGCAAGATCATCGTTTGGATACATTGCGTACAGCATCGAAATTTCTTCAATCACAGGGTCTTGTGTGTTGAACATCATTGGTGTTTGCTGTGTTGGCATAGTGATTGGCTGGTCAGGCATTTCTGTTGGTCGTGTTAACGATCCAAGAGAACCAGGTGTAGGACGCGGGCGTGAAGCCTGCTGTGGTGCTACATCTGTTGGTGCTGACCCCATTGGTACTTGTTCTTGTGAACGCATTTGTGCTGTGGCTTCACCATAGGTTTGCCCTGTTGCAGCCATACGCGCTACCTTTTGTGCGGGGTTTCTTAAGTCAGAACGGTTTGGGTATTGCTCAGCCATCTAGATCATCCCTCCCATTGGTGGCGCGCCACCGCCTCCACCTAGTTGTGCTAATAGTGATTCTATACCTACTGGTCCTGCTGGTCCGCCAACTGGTTGTTCTGCACCCATACCTGGCATCGCTAAACCTGGCATTGTTTCAGGCGCGCCAGCAGGAGCCACCGCTGCTTGGCGTTCTTGCGCGCGCATCTGCGCTGACTGGATTGCTTCAGGCAACGACATCTTGTTAGTGACAACTTGTTCTGCGATGTACGCCAAATCGTCAGGCTGGTACGGGCCGTTAGGGTCTGCGGCTTGTGCCTGAATAGATGACAGCAGGGCTGATTCGATTCCTTCAGCAACGATACGGTCACGTTCCAACTCTGGGTCTGTGATGAGTGGGTCGGCTTCGCGGGCTGATTCTTTCGAGATAAGACCAGTACCGAGACGTTGACCCAAGCCGATGATGAGACTGTTTACGTCTGATCCTGATGCTGAGTAGGCAACATAGTGGAAATCTGTTTCCCACATTTTGTTTGGTGTGTAATCTTTGATTCCGCCTGCGCGTCCAGGGATGAAGAAAGATTTTGCTTCGCTACCCCAATAGGTTTTTTCTAGGGCGATAGCAATTTTATCTTCTTCTACGAGTGATGCAGCGAAAATGTCTTGGGCTTC